CTCAAAGATCGCCCGGTAAAGCTCCAGCTCCTGGTGATCATCCAAAGCTTTAGCAGCTTCATAAAAGGATCTATAGAAAACGATCGAATCTCTTTTCGTTTTCATAGAGCTTCCTCCGGTGGATATATATCTGGCCTGGTGTGATGGCGCGCAACTTCTCCGCCAGTAGCTTTCTCCAGGTTAATTACATGAATGTCAGCCACTCTCCTCTGCTTATGCGCCCACAATTTAACTAAAGGGGTTGATACCCCCAGCTCTCGTGCTATACTTCCCCAGATCTCATTTAAGGACCTGTAATTTCCGAGTGCTTTTTCTTTTCTTCCGTACTCAATTAATGTCATTTTTTCATAATCTCCCAATAAATTGTGACAAATTGTAGCATATGTCGCAATAAGATACAAATATTATTCTAAAAATGCTACATTTCTGGTAGAATATAGCCTTGTAACGCTACAAATTTAAACGGAGGAAAAGCTTATGGGGAGCTGGATTTCGAGAGCCAAAAGTAAAATGGCTGAAAAGAAATTAACACAGACAGACATTGCACCTTCAATGGGTAAATCTACTAGAGGTGCGATCGGTCATTATTTCACTGGAAGATCAAAACCAACACTGGACCAACTGGAAGGATTAGCTAAATATCTTGGTGTATCACTGAGCTGGCTGGTTTCAGATCATGGTGAAAATACAGCAGTTGATGACGATACTTTGGAGGAATGCTTAAAGCTTGTTGAAGAAGCTGAAGCTGAAGCCAATGTTTTATTGACACCAACTCAAGCTGCAAAAATGACAACTTATCTATACCGAGCTGCGAAGGATGGACAAGAAATTAATGATAAACGCGCAGCTGAATTGATAACGTTAGTAACATCCTAAAGGATAATTACTGTATTATAGTTCAAAATGATCTGGGTAGTAGTGGCGACCAGTATAAAAAGCGCGCTAGAGGTTGAGATTGCTTTTTCTGTTACCTCTCAAAAACAAAAAAAAGAAAGTTAAAAGAGTCAGTGTTTTATAACACTATTTTTAACCAGGTGAGGGGCTCCTAAACAGGAGTGAACGACACCTTAAACAAGCGTAGAAGAGGGTGACGATTTCCACAACACATCCTTGAAAAAACGTTAAGGAGTATAGATGTTTAACCGAGCAATAAAAGACACCTATTTACTAGGTGTTCCGATGTGGTTGTGGTTGTTTGACGTTGATCACTTAGAGGAGGGAAATTATGTTTAATCGCCTTACCCTCGATTCAGACACACTGCATAACTGCAATAAGCGACGAGATCTTCGCCGCAAACTAGCCAAACAAATGATCCTGGACACTACTTTTAGAAAGATCGAAAGATTTATTTTGAGATTGGTGTTTATTTGTGTATTTGCATATGGAGTACAGCACTACATAACATACGGACATTTTTTGCATTTTCATGTCCATGGATAACTCTTTTATCCATTAAATTAAAATTTTTTTTCATGATGTAGGCCGCACCAGGCCTACATTTCTTATCTTTTCTTAGCTACTCTGTGTAATTAATTGTTGACAAGGATACAATTTGTATTCTATAATGTAGTTGATTTAATAAGAAAGGAGGTGTTAATTGAGAAAGGTTCCAAATGTTAAATTGTTCAATAAAGTTGTTGATCGCTGTGTCAATGAGCTTGGATATTATAACGATCCAATATCTTACCGCTGCGATCTTCTCACTGCCCATGTTGAAGTAGGCCTGGACTTTGAGAAATTACTTAACTTTCCATTCAATGATTTTGATCACGATATATATGGCCTTGCTTGCTGTATAGATCGTTATAAAGGCAAAGTCATGAATGATTTTGTTCCACGTTGTGCTTTAAAGGAGGAGGTGTAATGAGGTTTGCTGACAAAAAAGTTTTTAAGCCTGTGATCTCAGAGCTTGAAGAAGTTCTTGAAAAATTAAAAGAGGGCATTGAAGAACGTGAGCAGTGGTTTTGGGATCGTTCAGAAGATTGGCAGTTCTCAGAGCCTGGGGAAGAGTTTGAATATCGTACTAATGATCTCAGTGATAAGGTAGATGAGATTGAATATGCGATTGGGGAATTTAATGAATTACTGGAGGAGGTGTAGTGAAAACTAAAGCTTTAATTAAGAAAATCAACAGGGAGATCCCGGAAGCTCAAGCTGTTCCGATGGCTGAGTGGGATGGCAGCGATGATGGGATCTGGTTTCGAGGTAGTGAGAATTATGTCGAAGAGGATCAGAGATATGTTTTTAATGGCGGATGGGATGTTCATCCAAAACTAGAAAAGATCTTAAATGATGCTGGCTGGATGGCAGAGCCATATGACAGTGGCACTTTAATGGCTTATAACTAAGGAGGTGAAATGAAGCTACTTACTAAAGAAATCGAAAGTATGTTTAAAAAGGTTGGCCGCCAGGAGGATGTTGAAGATCCTGTTGCGGTTGCCAAGTTTTTTACTCCCTGGGCAAATTGGACTTGGTTTGCTACTGAGTACGATCCAGAGAGTAGGTTGTTTTTTGGAATGGTCCATGGCCATGAGAAGGAGTTAGGTTACTTCTCATTAGATGAACTGGCTAGTGTAAAGGGGCCATTTGGACTGGGGATCGAGCGAGATACTTCTTTTGATCCAAACCGATACAACGAGCTGGCCAAGCTTAGTGAGGTGGCAGCTTGAGTAGGAAGGAGCTCCTGGCATTAGCCAGGGGCATTATTTTGTCAACTAGGAGAAGCAATGGAAATAATCGTTGAAGTAAGAGATGTTTATGGGAAGCCTTTGGTTTACCCAGTGAGTGAGGATGCACATTTGTTTGCAATGATTGCTGAATCAAAAACATTAACACCAAGAGTCTTGGACTTGATCGAGGGTTTAGGTTTTAAGATCGTAGAACAAGGATTTCATTTAGCAGAAGCGAGGGCAGCATGAAAAATGTAGTAACTATAGATGGACATGAGATCAACAGAAATAATGTTACAGGTTTTGTTGAGCAGATCTTTAATAAGAAAGAGATCAAACGAATGATCGAATTAGCAAAATGGCAAAGAGATTTTGAAAAACCAGATGATGAATACACTCATGAAGATTGCGATAAATATATTGAGATCTGGGATTTTCAATTGAGGGCAAAAATTCTTGATGCTGATAAACATTGTGAGCTGGTTTTAGATACTAATGCTAAACGACCAAAGACAATGTCTTTTGACGATATATTTTCTATTTAATAAGGAGAAATAATGAAAGACTTTAAACGTAATTACAGTAATCAAGTTAAAGATCTTAATGTACAAAATACAATGGTTCCGATCTTGAATAAGATCAAGAAAGAATGTTTTACAGATGATTATGAAGCTTCTGATATAGAAGCCTTTGGTTTGTTAATGAGTAAATATTTTAAATGGGATGGATATAAGATTTTCAAAGCTAATTGTTATGCTCTTGAAGATTCTAACTTTCATGCTTTGCAAGCAAGGTTGGAACTTGAGTTTGAGGAATGGGATATAGAAGAAGATCAGATCCTGGGATTAGATTATTGTGACAAATCCCATCCAATACATTATTAAGGAGGTAAAAAATGGACTTGTGTGAAATTGACGAGGATCGTTTATATGATGAGTGGCGAGATTCTATGGCCCACTTACCTAAAGATGTACAGGATTTTGTAAGAGCAATGATACATCGTGTATCAGCAAATGCTGCTTTAAGCATGGGAGAAGAGGTAAAAGACTTCGACAAAGTAGTTCTAAATTATGTCAAAAGTTTGATCTTTGAAGAGGGCCTTTCGCCTTATGCTGCCATTGATGAGGGATCATCACTGCAAGCTACGTTTAAGGATGCACGCGCATTTGCAGCAAGGAATCCTTTTGACGTCCGTATGTGATACAAATAATAGCATGCGATACTAAAAATAGCATATAATACTACTACTATGAATAAAAATACTAACACAAAAGATATGACTCACGACGAGTGGCTTGCAGCTAGGAAGCGTGGTATAGGCGGATCGGACGCTGGTGCGATCCTTGGTTTAAGTAAATGGAGATCTCCCCTGGACGTTTACCTGGATAAGATTGGTAGCGCAGAAGATACACCAGATAGCGAGCGCATGTATTGGGGCCGAACCCTGGAAGATATAGTCGCAGCTGAATATGAAAAAAGATCTGGCAATAAAGTCCGACGTAACAACAGGATCATTGCTCACAAAGATCATGACTTCATACTAGCTAACCTGGACCGGGAGATCGTCGGAAAAAATGGGATCCTGGAGTGCAAGACTTCTGGCTATTCTCCAGATTGGGGTGAGCTTGGATCAACTGATATTCCAGAATATTACCTTGCCCAGGTTTATCACTACATGGCTGTGACTGATGCTGAGTTTGCTGACGTTGCAGTTCTGATCAACGGAAATGATTTTAGGATCTACCACATACCCAGGGACCAGGAAATTATAGATCACCTGGTCGAAAAAGAAATTGAGTTCTGGAATGAAAATGTCCTGGCTAAAGTGCAGCCGGATCCGATCAACAATACTGACATTAAAAACAAATGGCCGCATGACAATGGCGAAACACTGGTTTCTAAAAAGCTTGCTGCTAAATGTTCCAAGCTCAGTGGAATTAATTTAAAGATTCGAGATCTCACTAAGATCAAAAGTGATCTGCAAGTCGAGATCCAAAAAGAGATGGCTGATCATTCATCACTAGCTGATGAGTCCGGCCAACTTCTCGCGACCTGGAAGGAGAGCTCCACGCGTCGCGTTGACACCAAGCGGCTTAAAGAGGATGGGATGTATGACAAATACGCTACTGAATCTTCAAGCCGCACCTTTCGTTTAAAGATATAGGAGAAGATATGGGAAATAAAAGCTTAACAAAAGTAATGGCTGCTAAGTTCGATATGGAACCTGGGCCATTTATTATGGCACTGAAAGAAACTGCTGTCCCAGGCAACATAAGTGATGGACAATTCGCAGCGTTCTTAATGGTTGCTAAAGAATATAACCTTAATCCAATCACCAGGGAGATCTTTGCATTTCCTTCCCAGGCTGGTATTCGTCCGATCGTTTCAATTGATGGTTGGATGAAGCTGATCAATAACCACCCAAATTACAACGGAATGAAAAGTACAGACAACTTAGATAAGGATGGAAATCTAATATCTATAACTGTTGAGATGTTTCGTAAAGATCGTGAACACCCTGTAGTGGTTACTGAATACATGAATGAATGTAGACGTAACACACCGACCTGGAAACAATGGCCAGCCAGGATGCTTAGACATAAAGCAATGATCCAGGCTGCAAGATACGCATTTTCTTTTAGCGGCATTGAAGAAGAAGATGAGTTTAAAAGATCTGAAGTTGCTGTGGAAGCAGTAGTTGTAGATCCAGAAGTAAAAGGTGCTGAAGCAATGAAGCAAAAATTAATCAATAAAGGAGAAGCTAATGACGCTAAAGAAAGCAATATTAAAAAAGCTAGTTGATGCTTGGCCCGATGGCATTACTGCTAAAGATTTTCCAGCTGGGACTTCGTTGAGGTCCCGCATATCTGAGTTAAGAAATAAAGATGGCTGGGACATTATGACTGTTGATATACCACATATATCTTATGGTCGAAAAGGAACCCATGCTTTATATAAATTAATTAATTACAAAGGAGATAAAAGTGAAATTATATGATCTATCAGTAGCAACAGGAAAGTACACCGACAGAACTACCGGCAAAGAAAAGAACCGATGGAAAACTATTGGATCTGTTATGCAAAATGAAGATGGCGGGAAATATCTTTTGATTGACAGGATATTTAATCCTGGTGGACTTCCAGTGACATTAGACAAAAATGGAAACCCAAGGGATTCTGTCATAGTAAGTATGTATGAACCCAAGGATCAGCAAGCAGCACCTCAACAAGCTTCGCCACAAATACCACCACCAAATGTTAATTTTCCAGATGAAGCGTTTTAATCCTGTCTTAATTGGCATTTACTTTATAACCATCCTGGGAATCGCTGGTGCTATGGATTACCAGGATGAGATCAACGATCATAATTATTACGTCGCAGCTGTATGCTCCGGAGAAATATTTGATCACAAACAATTAAACCCGGAGTGTTTATGAATATCTATTCACATAAATTTATAACGATCAACAAAGTATCTGAAATGACTTCGTTATCTAAACCTTCAATCTATCGTTTACAGAAGCAAGGTAAGTTTCCAAAATCTGTTAAACTTGGAGAGAGAACAACTCGATGGGTGCAGCGCGAAGTTGAAGAGTTTTTAAATGCTCGCCTGGCACATCGAAATTGAACATAAAAATACCAGTGCTGATACCAGTAAATTTAGAGAATTTTTAAAACCCTTATGTATCAAGCCTTGTAGAGATTAGTTCGAGTCTGTGTGTCGGCACCAACTTAATAGTATCAAGCGGTCTTATAGGCCGCTTTTTTTACGTCCCTATAGGGCCTATAAAAGGAAATGATAATTATTGTAGCTATCATAAAGTATCTTCCCTATCGCTAAATATTAATATAAACTATACCAGTGATGATACCAGTGAGCTAAAAATGGGAAAGAAAGTCTTATCAAATAGATTTATTGAAACGCGAAAGCCAGAGGATAAAGAAAAGTTCTATACCGATTATGATGGTTTATATCTTCGTGTTGGTCCAATATCTGAGGGAGGTGGTAAGACTTGGAGATTTAGATACAAACCTCCAGGATCTAAATATCCAGTAAAAAAATCCCTGGGTAAATTTCCAGAGGTTTCATTAGATCAAGCTAGAGATGAAGTAAGAACAAA